ATTGCAGATTATACAAATGTTCGCAGACGATGGGAATATTACGATCAGTTTGATGGTGCTCCTGGCACCTCAACTCATGTACAAGATCGTACAGGAGTAGCAACTGGTGATGAGATGCATATCATTGTAGTAGATGAAGATGGTGGTATTACTGGTGTTCCAAAAGAAATTTTGGAAAAATGGTCTGGTGTATCTAAAATTGCAGATGCAAGAACAGCACAAGGTTCTGCAAATTATTATGTAGATGCTCTTTATAGTGGTTCTTCATACATTTATTGGATGGATCATCCAGCAGTTAATACTGGATATGGTAACACCGCTGCCGAACAAGGTACTACATTATTTACTGCATTATCAGAGGTAATTACTTCAACTTCACTTGTAAGTGGAGTAGATGACTATGCATTAACCGCAGGAGAAATCAAGGATGGAATTGACCGATTCAAAGATACAGAAACGGTTGATTTAAACTTGTTCATTTGTGGTAAGGCAGATGCTACCAAAGCAGGAAATGCAATGGATATGTGTACTGACCGTAAAGATGCAGTCGCATTTGTGTCACCAGAACTAAGTGACGTTGTGAATGTAGCAAATGAAGTAACACAAACATCAAATGTTAAAAGTTACTTTGATGCATTAACATCAACATCCTATGCCATGTTCGATAGTGGATACAAATACACTTATGATAAGTACAACGACACTTATCGGTGGATTCCACTAAACGGAGATATGGCAGGACTTTGTGCAAGAACAGATCTGGTTGCAGATGCATGGTTCTCGCCTGGTGGATTTAATAGAGGACAAATTAGGGGAGTTGTAAAACTTGCTTATAATCCTCAAAAGGCAAATAGGGATATTCTGTATCGTGCAAGAATAAATCCGATTGTTGCTTTCCCCGGCCAAGGAACAATATTGTTCGGAGATAAGACTGCACAAGCAAAACCAAGTGCATTTGACCGCATTAATGTGCGAAGATTGTTTATCGTATTAGAGAAAGCAATTTCAACTGCTTCTAAATTCCAGTTGTTTGAATTCAACGATGAATTCACAAGAGCAGGATTTAGGAACATGGTTGAACCTTTCTTGCGTGATATACAAGGTCGAAGGGGAGTCACAGACTTCCTAGTTGTATGTGATGAGTCCAACAACCCAGGCGTGGTTGTTGACCGTAACGAGTTTGTTGCTGATATTTTTATCAAACCTGCTCGGTCTATTAACTTTATTTCTCTAAACTTCATTGCCACGAAAACTGGTGTTGCGTTTAGTGAAGTAGTTGGGGCATAGGAGGAATCATGGCAAACATAAACGACTTTAAAGCAACATTAAAAGGTGGTGGTGCAAGAGCTAACCAGTTTCAAGTAACAATGCCTTTCCCAGGCTTTGCAGCTGTGGGTGGTGAGACAAGAACTATGTCTTACTTATGTCAAGCAACTCATTTGCCTGGCATGACATTGGGTGAAGTTGATGTCAAGTTTCGTGGTCGTTCTCTGTATATTGCAGGGGATAGAACATTTGAAGCATGGACAACAACTATCATGAATGATACTGATTTTGCGCTTCGTAATGCATTTGAACGATGGATGAACGCTATAAATGCTATGTCAGATAATAGTGGATTGGAAAATCCTTCTGATTATATGGTAGATGCATACGTTGATCAACTAGATCGTGCAGGACAAGTAATTAAATCATATACCTTTAGGGGTATGTGGCCACTTACTATTGCAAATATTGATGTAGCATATGAAAGTAATGATGCAGTAGAAACATTTGATGTAACATATCGTTATCAGTTTTTTGAGACAAATACTACTACTTAATATTTCGTATAAATATTTACATTGATAAATTGATTACGGAGTATTATGGCACAACTATTTGGCTTTCAAATAACTAGATCAAAGGATAAGGGAGAACCAGCAAGTTTCGTTCTCCCCGATCCTGAGTCTGGAGCAACGACAACCGCTGGTTTCTACAGCGAATTTATAGACTTAGAAGGTCAGACTAAAAATGAATCTGATCTTGTTCGTAGATATAGGTCTACTTCAGAACATCCAGAGTGCGATTTAGCTATTGAAGATATTATTAACGAGTCTATAAACATTGATGAGAACAGACAGGCTGTAACTATTAATACTGATAATATTCCTTATTCCCCAAAAATTAAAAAGAGGGTTAGGGAGGAATTTTCACAAGTATTAAAGTTATTAGATTTTACTAATAAAGCCCACGATGTTTTTAGAAGGTGGTATATAGATGGTAGGATTCATTTTCATAAAATTATAGATGAAGATGATCCACAACAAGGAATAAAGGAATTAAGATATATCGATTCTCTAAAAATTAAGAGAGTTCGTAAAATCGAAAAAACAGAAACTAAAAAGAAATCCCCTGCACTTAGTGTAGTAGATGATTTTTATTTATATAATGAGAGTGGAGTTTCTAACGCAAATACAGGGGCTTCGGGCCCTTCAGGAACCGCACTTAAAATTACAGCAGATGCAATAGCCCATTGTGCTTCTGGATTGTTTGACCCCACAAAGGCAATGGTCTTATCCTATTTGCATAAGGCTATCAAACCAGTAAATCAACTTAGAATGATTGAAGATGCGGTAGTAATTTATCGTATCTCAAGAGCTCCAGAACGAAGAATTTTCTATATAGATGTTGGTAATCTACCTAAAGTCAAGGCAGAACAATATCTAAAAGATGTCATGAATCGTTACCGAAATAAGTTGGTGTACAACGCATCAACTGGTGAGATTAAAGATGACAGAAACCAGATGAGTATGTTGGAAGATTTCTGGTTGCCTCGTAGAGAGGGTGGTAGAGGTACAGAGATTACTACTCTGCCTGGAGGACAGAATTTAGGAGAGATAGATGATATTGTCTATTTCCAGAAAAAGTTATATCGATCTTTGAATATTCCTGTTAGTCGATTAGAGACTGATAATGGGTTTAATATGGGTCGAGGTGCAGAAATTACAAGAGATGAAGTAAAGTTTACTAAGTTTGTTCAAAAATTGAGGAACAAATTTAATGGTTTATTCAATGATATACTGAAAACACAATTAATACTTAAAGGTGTTATTGCAGATGATGATTGGAATGATATTAAAGAAAATCTTTCATATAGTTATATGAAGGATGGACACTATGCAGAACTGCGAGATATGGATGTGCTTCGTGAGCGTTTAGATATATTAAATAGTATGGAGCCGTACATAGGAGATTGGTTTTCTAAAGAATATGTACAAAAACACGTTTTCCGTATGACTCAAGATGAAATTGATAGTATGGAAAGACAAATTACAGGAGAACCAGAACCAGATGACCATGAACCAATGGACAATCCAATGGATAAAGATGGGCCTATAGGGCCTGGATAACCTTAACAGAGATAAATTATTATGAGTGAAATACCAAACATGATTTCAGCGTTAGTTGATGATAACAAAATAGATGCAGAATCACATTTCAAATCATCAATGGCACAAAAGATAGGAGCTGCAATAGACTTAAAACGAGTAGAGGTAGCAAATTCCCTAGTAAAACAAGGACAAACAAACGTAGAAGATACTACCGATGAAGAAATTTAGGGAATTTAACACATGGGTTGTAGAAAAGGATGAACATAAGAAATCATCCTCTTACAAAAAACTTACACCTAAAATGAAATCCGCAGTTGATGCGGTTTTTGCAACAATGGAAAAGAAGCCAGCTGATTTTCTAGGTACATTTGATAAGAATGTAGAAAAGGTTGCTAAAAAACATGGTGTAAAAGTTAAAGATATTATGGATTATTTTGATAAAGAAATGCTTTCAATTTAGGATATAAACTATGGCAAATTCAATTAGAAATTCACACGGAAGAAGTGTATTACATATAGATACCACAGATGGTGCAATAACATTAGCAGAACTTAAAGCAACTGGTGAAGCAACACCTACTAAAGCATATATTGTCGATATTTTCTGGCAAGCAGGAACTTCCATTACAATAGATAGGGGTGGTACTGCGGTTCATGCTTTTACAGGAACAGGACATTGGAATTTAGGTGCTGCTGGTGCTGAATTGGGAGGAGATCAAACTGCCGATCTTGGTATTACAGTATCGGGTAATTGCTATGCAGTTATTGTTGTACACAAATCATACTAATAAGGGGTATATATGAAATTAATCACAGAAATGTTTGATGATTTTGAACTTCTTACTGAAGGTAAGGATGGAAAAGATCTAAAAATCAAAGGGGTTTTCATGCAGGCCGAAACCAAAAATAGGAATGGTCGAATGTACCCTATAGGTATTTTATCAAAAGAAGTTAAACGATATAATAAGGAACTTGTAGAACCCAAACGTGCTTTTGGAGAGTTAGGTCATCCTGACGGCCCAACAGTTAATTTGGATAGGGTTTCTCATTTAATCGAAGAACTTTACGAAGATGGAAATAACATCATCGGAAAGGCTAAGATTCTTGACACACCTAATGGTAAAATTGTCAAGGAACTTTTAAATGCGGGTGCGAAACTTGGAGTCTCTAGTAGAGGAATGGGAACACTTGAAAAGAAGGGTCAAACTAATGTAGTTAAAGACGATTTTTATCTTGCAACAGCAGGAGATATTGTCGCTGATCCATCTGCACCAGAGGCGTTTGTGGAAGGAATAATGGAAGGAAAAGAATGGATTTGGGATAACGGAATACTCAGAGAGTCAGAAGTTGCCAGAATCCAAAGAGTTGCTTCCGATAACAGAAAGGTGGAAGCCTTTGAAATGTTTCTTTCAAAACTCTAATTTTTATAAATATAATTAATCAAAACTTTACAAGGAGACAAACAATGTCTGAAGAACTCAATAAAGAGATGGAAAATGTGGATGAGGTCGATGAGGCAACAGCAGAACCTACAGGGGTGAAAGCTAAAGAGCCTGGAGCGTCTAATCCTAGTTCCACTAAATTAAAGCAGGAAAAAGAAAATATGCAAAAAGCAAAAACTTCTGGAAAAGCTGCTGATCCTAAAGCTACTAAGGGTGCTGTTAAACCAGTATCAACTGTTGAAGCTAAGGACGAAGATGAAGAAAAAGAAGAAGTTAAATCTGAAGCATCCGATGAGGAAGAAGTAAAAGCTGAGGAAAAATCAACTCCTAAACTCAAGTCAGAAATTATGCAAGGACTTGTTGACCACATTAAGGGTCTGAAGAAAGAAGATCTTGCAAAAATGTATGGTACTCATATTCTAGGTGAAACACCTAAAGAAGAAGGATATGAGGAGGAAGAAGAAGATGAGGAAGCTTCTAAAATTAAGAAAGAATCTGTTGACCAGATTGTTGATGCATTAGATGTCTCAGGAGATGTTGAAGCATTAGTACAAGGTGAAGAAGATCTTTCCGAAGAATTTAAAACAAAAGCTGCAACTATTTTTGAAACTGCAATTAAATCAAAGGTTCGTTCAGAACTAGAGAAAATTCATGCAGAAAATGAAGAATCTTCAAAGAAAGTTGCTGAAGAAACAATGACAAGTGTAGTTGAAAAAGTCGATGACTATATGAACTACGTTGTAGAACAATGGATGTCTGAAAACGAACTTGCTATTGAGCGTGGACTCAAAGGTGAGATTGCTGAAGATTTCATTAGTGGTCTAAAAGGTTTATTTGAAGATCACTACATTGATGTTCCAGATGAGAAGTATGACATTCTGGAAGCCAATTTATCGAAAATCGAAGAATTGGAAGAAAAATTAAACAAGCAGATGGAAGAAAATGTCCAGTTGAAAAAGGTAAAAGGTGAACTCGTAAAAGAGTCCATGATTGCTGATATTGCTGATGGGATGACTGATACTGAAACTGAGAAGTTCCAAAGTCTGGTTGATGATGTTGAGTTTTCCGATGAGGGTTCTTATAAAGAGAAACTTCAAACGATTAAGGAAAGCTACTTTGGTGATAAAGAAGTAAAAGCTCAAGATGAGACTCTTACTGAAGAAACCAAAGACGAAACAGTTCAAGAATATTCTGGTGATATGGCAAAGTATATGTCCGCTATCAAAAAGGATAATTCACGAGCAAAAAAATAATATCTGAAAACTTTAAAGGAGTAATTTATGTATAATTCAGAAGTACTTCAAGAAAAGTGGCAACCAGTTTTGAATCATCCCGATCTACCACAGATCACCGATTCGTACAAACGTGCAGTTACCGCTGTTATCTTGGAGAACCAAGAAAAAGAACTCAAAGAGTCTAAGCAGTTTTTGTCAGAGGCAGAAATGTCAACGGCAGATGCAGTAGCCAACTGGGATCCAGTTTTGATCTCTTTAGTTCGTAGGTCTATGCCTAATTTGATGGCATACGATATTTGTGGTGTGCAACCAATGAGTGGCCCCACAGGACTTATTTTTGCAATGAAAGCAAGAGTAGGAGAAGGTGCTACTTCCTCAGACGAAGCACTTTTTAACGAAGCACAAACCAAAGATAGTGGATATGCTGCGGCTGACCATGCTGGTGCAGAGCCTGGAGTTCTTAATGATTCAGGTGCAACTGCTCCTGTTACAACAGCTGCTGGCGATCCTGACATTTGGGGTGTTAATACTGCTGGTGACTACAACGTAAAGCCTGGTGCAACTACTGCAGCTGGTGAAGCGTTAGGAGTTTCTGGTGGTACTGCTTTCACAGATATGGGATTCACCATTGAGAAAGCAACTGTTACGGCAAAGACACGTGCGTTACGTGCTGCCTACACAATGGAACTTGCACAAGACTTAAAAGCAATTCATGGTCTTGATGCAGAGTCCGAATTGTCAAACATACTTTCAACTGAGATCCTTGCGGAAATCAATCGTGAAGTTGTTCGTACAATTTATGTAACAGCAGAAGAAGGTGCTCAAACCACAGCTGACCCAGGCATCATGAATCTAGATACAGATTCTAATGGTCGTTGGTCAGTAGAAAAATTCAAAGGTCTTATGTTCCAAATCGAGCGTGATTGTAACGATATTGGAATTAGGACTCGCAGAGGAAAAGGAAACATTGTTGTTTGTTCAGCTGATGTTGCTTCCGCATTGTCAATGGCAGGTGTCCTTGATGTTGGTGGAGGAGCAAATGGTTCAGGTAACATGAATGTTGATCCTAGTCCAGAAGGAAGTACTTTTGCAGGAACAATTAATGGTCGTATCAAAGTATTTGTCGATCCTTATAACTCTGTTGTAAGTGCAAGTGCTGCTAATAACTGGTATGTTGCTGGTTATCGTGGTTCTAATGCTTATGATGCAGGATTGTTCTATTGCCCATACGTTCCATTGCAAATGGTTCGTGCGGTTTCGGAAGCAACTTTCCAACCTCGCATTGCGTTCAAGACACGTTACGGAATGGCAGTTAATCCGATGTCAGAGACATCAGCTGCGATTTCTTCTGCGTCACAACCGTTCTCTCCAAGTAGTAACACCTACTACCGTAGAGTTCGTGTAAGTAACTTGATGTAATCACATCTTTTAGAGGGGAATCGTTTTTTCCCCTCTAACCCCTTTATTATAAATTCAACCTACATAGAGAAAATTATATGTTAGATCAAATCTCAGGGTGGATTAAACAAGTAACAAACATAGGATTAGGGCTTATTGCTCTAGGTGTTGTTCTCCAAATTTTATTTGGTGCAGCAGTTCCATTCTTAGGTTTGGATGTAGTCGGTTCAGTCGTATCACTTGTAAAAGCGTTAGGATCTGAAGGACTCGTTGGTTTAGTCGCCATTTGGGTACTTTGGGGTATCTACTCTAAGTAATAGCCCGATTTATTAATATAGGGGGGGATGGATTCTCCCCTATTTCCTTCCTTATAAATACTAGTGAAACATTATAGATAACTATTATGGCAGATACTAGTCAACCCACAGTATTAGATTACGCAACACAAACTCAATGGAGACTTGCGTTTAATCGTATTCCAAAAACAACTTGGTTTTGTACAGCCGCAAACATTCCAGGCATAACTTTAGGTGAAGCTCAATATCCTACACCTATGTCTGATATGTTTGTTACAGGGGACAAACTTACCTTTGAAACTTTAAACATAACATTTATAGTAGATGAGGAACTTCAAAATTATAGAGAATTGTGGGATTGGTTAGTCGGAATGGGATCACCTGTTAAACATTCACAATGGACTACTGAACTAGCTAAGGGAGATGGTGCAATTAGACAATTTGGTACAGAAGATACTGACCCTAGAACAAAAGTTACTTATGAAGAATCTAATTTATATTCAGATGCAACTTTGATAGTATATAGTTCTAAAAATCAACCAAAAGTAAATGTTCAGTTTAAAAATATGTTTCCTACTAGTTTATCTTCATTAGAATATTCACAAGAATCAACAGATGTTGAATATTTTAAAGCAACAGCAACATTTAGGTATCTTTATTATGAGTTTGCAACCTCAACTTGATAAATACAA